TTTATAGTTAATCATTGTTTCCTCGTAAGTATCGGCTATATTAACCACAGAGTTAATGAACTCCCTTTGGTTTATGAAATCACCTCGCCAATCTTTTGTTAGTTTAATTACTTGTATCATATAAGGGCTAAAGTATCTTTTCATTGTTCCTCGCTTTCTTATTAAATTGCTCTTCATAAAAATCATTCATCATGTAACATTTGGCTTCTAAGGCTTTCCAAACCATGAAATTTTTAAATGATGAATTATCAACAACTGTATAAGCATCAAATTTTCTTGATAAGAATTTTAAAGCATATAAACCACAGCTTTCACCCACTTCATTTAATATATCCCATATTTCGTATTGGTGTTCATCATAAAATTGTTCAGAACTAATGACATTATCATAAAACTTTATGTTGTTATGGCAAAAAAATTTAGGCTCATCTTTACGTTGTTTCGATTTTTCATATTTCACAATAAATTTTGCAAGTTCACTCATTGTTTTTTCCTCCTATTTAAGATTCTACATAAATGAAGATAGAACTTATATTTTAATAAAAATGCTTTCATAAGTACCACTCATCGAGAATAAAAACCAATACTCCAAAAGCAATCACAAAATAAAAGGTTCGTTCATCTTCATATATTTTTATAAGCAGCTTCTTAATTTTACTCATAACTGTTTTCTTTCTTCTTTTTCACAAAATTTCATAAATCCTTTTGTGTCTTTTAATGCGTCTTTAATTAGATTTTCTGCTGCATGTTTGCAAGGAGCAGCGAACATTGCCTCAACCATTGTTGCGTATAACCTAGCATAAAGATACTGAGGAACGCTTATATTCTTAAATTTTTTATGAATTTGTTGCTTTTCTTTTTCTAAATTTAAAAAGATAACATTTTCAGTTTCTTCATAGTTTGTTTTTTTACTCATATATTTAACCTCTCTTTATTAAAATGCTTGTATTATTATTGAGTCTAAACCTTCAACTTCAATTACTGTTGTATGATCTCTCAATTCGTCAATAGTTTCAATTTCAAGATTGTCATATTCTTTTAAACATTCTTTTAAATTGTTATACTCGTCAAAGTCGCACCGGATTGCTATTGGATCAAATTCCATATCAGGATCAGATTCTTCCAAAAAGTTAAATAAAGCTTTTGCTCCATCATAACTATAATATTTTGCCATTTCATCACAAAATTTAGACTCGTATATTGTATCTTTCATATTTAATCTCCTTTGTTTGATACCTACTTAATTGTCTGTATCTCATTCCCCCAGACATCTGAGGGAATAAGTTAAAGACTAAAAACAATATTCTTAACTAGATCAAATTGATTAGTACAAAAATACTCTTCGGGATATTTTGTGCATTGTTCTTCTTCATCATAAACCATTACACAAAATCTAAATTCCGCACCTTCTCTTAATGGACTATCTTTCTCATAATGATGGATATATATTTGCCATCCGTTAAAATACCATGACGGAGCAAGATCATTTTTATATGAAACATTTTCCCATTCTTTAGGAATAGTCAAATCCTTTGTATATTCTTCAGACCATTCTAAATTCTGTTGAAGTGTTTTATCTGCTATATTCATAATTAACCTCCTTTCTTTGAATTAATTCATCTTAATACTATTCATTATACATTTACAACATAAAATATATTAAATTGTGGGATAAAAGATATTATGTTCACCCTTTGTTCTACATTCAGTTAGATAGTGGCAGATTTCCGCCACAAACTAACTAAATACTATTGAAAACCCTCTTTACTCTCTCCTAACTGTAATAAGAGATAATAAGAATAAGAATAGATTATTTAATATTATGTGATGATAATTGCTTGGATTTATATTATTTGTCTTAACATTTATAAAAACATAAAAACAAATATACTTGCCTTATTAATGACATAATTCATTACAAATAATGACCAATTAACTAGAGCTTTACATAATGTATATTATACGAATAAAGAATGGCTCTAATTAGCCATTAATTAATGGTTATAAATGATGTTGCATTATAGCAACATAATAAGATGACGGGTTTTGATGAAGGGTACACCATCATCCGGGCATCGGGGGGTTATGTTAATGTTATAACTCATCCAATCAGACAATCAAAATAAGGGGTTATTTACAAACCTATACAAATCAGCTTATAAGCATTAATGAAGCTCCCAAATAAACGCTACAACATAATTTACGCAGATCCAGCGTGGACTTTTAAAACGTGGTCTGGTAAAGGCAAAGAAAAGTCTGCTGAAAATCACTATGTTTGCATGACGGTTAAAGATATTTATAGTCTACCCGTGAAAAATATTTCTAAAACTGAGTGTGTATTGTTTTTATGGGTTACTTACCCAATGCTTGAAGAAGGTTTAAAAACCATAAACCAATGGGGTTTTAAGTATAAGACTTGTGCTTTCAGTTGGGTTAAAAAGAACAAAAAGTCAAATACATGGTTCTGGGGTTTAGGATATTGGACTAGGGCAAATAATGAAATATGCCTATTAGCAACTAAAGGCAAACCCAAGAGAGTATCTAAAAGCGTTCATCAGATTGTTGATGATCGTATTAGGGAACATTCTCGTAAACCTGACTGTGTAAGAGATCGAATTGTTGAATTGTGTGGTGATTTACCTCGCATAGAGTTATTTGCTAGACAGAAAACACCTGGCTGGGATAGTTGGGGTAACGAAGTATAATGGAATTAACATTAAAATTTAGTGTAGCACCTGCAGTACTGTTTCTTGAGTCACAATTACCCATACAGGCGGTAAAAGACTTAAACAGATACCTAGATGCCAAACACAACAAGAACGCTGAATCTTTCGCAGATAAGCTCGTAGGGCAAATATCTCACGGAGAGCAGCTTAAAATGGATCCAAAGGATAAATTGGTCGTACCATTTATGAAGATTGTGGCACAAATGTCACAGGAGTACCTAAAACAGTTTACTCGTACTATCGGAGCTTCACCTATGGAACGTCAACCAGGAGTACACAGCCTTTGGTCAGTACATTCCTACGAAAGAGACTACAATCCTGTCCACGATCACGGGGTAGATACCATTATGGGGATAAGTTTCACCACGTGGACTAAGATACCCAAGCAGATTAGGGATAAGGAAGAGTATAATTCTTTTAATTTAGTCAATAGTAGCGGATTATGTGACGGGTTTTTACAATTTCACTTCGGTCAGACGGGAATAAGGGGTTTAGAAGAGCTTAGACCACCATTTTCTCGTACTTATAAGCCTGAAGTGGGTAAATTATTGATGTTTCCATCGTGGTGTCAACACACCGTTTATCCTTTCGAGGGTGAGGGGGAACGCAGAACAGTAGCAGGGAACCTTAATATGTTCCCTAAAGAATAAGGAGAATTTAATGAAAAAAAGAAGAAAACCATATTAAGGAGAATTTATGGAAAAACTAAATGAATTAATGGATTGGGTAAAGAATTACCAATTATGGGAAACAAAAGACTACATTAAAGCTGGTGTGGCTGTTGTTATTGTCATCGGGATCATTGTAGCCTTAGTATAATGGCACAACGAGGAGGCAAAAGACCAGGAGCAGGTAGACCAAGAGGAGTCACCGCAGGCACTAAGCACGAAAGATTAGAAAAAATGTTGCGTAAGGGTGCTAAAACACCCCTACAATATATGTTGAACATCCTGAACGACAAAAAAACTTCCCCTGAAAAAAAGATGTGGGCTGCCGAGAAAGCTGCACCTTTTGTACACCCTAGACTATCTTCAATAGACCAAAAACTACAAGGAGACAAAGACGAGCCAGTCGAAATAGAAGTTAAATGGAAGGAATAGTTTGAAGATTGAAATACCTTACAAACCACGACCCTTACAAAAAGAACTTCATACTAAATTAAAACGCTTTAATGTTATATGTTGTCATCGTAGGTTTGGTAAAACAGTTTTTGCAATAAACCACCTTATAAAAACAGCACTTAGTAAGCCAAATATGAGATTGGCATACATTGCACCCACTTACCGACAAGGTAAGAACGTAGCTTTTGACTATTTAAAAGAATACACCCAACCTTTAATGAAATTAGGTGGGGGTAGACACGAAACCGAATTAAAAATTGACTTATGGAATGGTTCACGCATACAAATATTTGGCTCTGACAATCCAGACTCTTTAAGGGGGTTAGGATTTGATGGTGTTTGTCTTGATGAATTTGCTTTAATGTCACCTCGTACTTGGACAGAGATAGTTAGACCTGCGATCAGTGACAAATTGGGCTATGTGATTTTTATTGGTACGCCAATGGGTCATAATCAGTTCTGGGATGTTTACGACCTTGCAAAACGCAGAGGTGGTGACTGGAAAGCAGTGCTTTATAGGGCTTCAGAAACAGATGTAATAGACGCTGATGAGCTTGAAGAAGCTCGGATGACAATGCCCGAAGATCAGTACGAACAAGAGTTTGAATGTAGCTTCCAAGCTGCAGTGTCTGGTGCTTATTATGGTAAGCAGATACAAAAAGCAGAAAAAGAAAATCGACTAACAGAAGTTGATTACGATAAAAATATTGATGTAGAAACCTGGTGGGATTTAGGCATAGGTGATTCAACTGCGATATGGTTTGCACACAGAATAGGAAACGAAATTCATCTTATAGATTATTACGAAACGTCAGGAGAATCACTTGCACATTATGCAGATGTTCTTCAAGACAAAGCATATAACTACGGTAGGCACATTGCACCACACGATATAGTGGCACGAGAATTAGGTACAGGGAAGTCAAGGTTAGAAGTTGCAAGGGAACTTGGGATTAACTTTGATGTTTGTCCTAAATTAGAAATACAACACGGTATTGAGTCTGTTAGAAACACACTTGATAGATGTTGGTTTGACCGTAATCGGTGTAAACTTGGTATTGAATGTTTGCGACAATACCGTAAAGAGTATGATGATAAGATGCAGACATTTAAAAACAAACCTTTGCACGATTGGAGTTCGCATGGAGCAGATGCGTTTCGCTATGGTTGTGCAATAGATCCTGACACAAAAAGTCAGTGGAAAACAGAAATTAACGTAGATACAAGGTATATAGTTTAATATGGCAAAAGGCAAAGCATTAGTAGATTCAGAAATTGCTTCGATACTACAATCTGAAATTAGTTCATCATTAGGGTACATAGGTTCAGATGTAACAACTCAAAGACAAAAATCTTTAGAATATTATTTTGGTGAACCATTTGGTAACGAGCAAGAAGGTCGTTCACAAGTTGTTTCAACAGATGTAAGTGATGTAATTGAATCAATCCTACCCACACTACTTAGAACATTTGCAGCTAGTGATGATGTAGTTAGATGTGATCCTGTAACCGCAGAAGATGAAGAGGTTGCAAAACAAGCTAGTGATTATTTAAACTATGTTTTTAATAAAGACAACGATGGGTTTGTTGCTCTTTACACACTATTCAAAGATGCGTTAATACAAAAAAACGGTATAGCAAAAATATACTGGAACACATCTGAAAAACGAGAACAAGAAACTTACGAAAAGTTAAGTGAAGATGAATACATCATGCTTATTGATGAGGATGGTGTAGAGGTAAAAGAACATTCAGAATACGCAGACCAAGATGCCATCACTGCCAAACAAAAAATGATGGAACAAACAGATGATCCTATGTTGATGCAACAAATAGAAGATGCACCAACACCAATGTTACACGACTGTGTTATTGTACGTATCGAAACTTATGGTAAAGTTAAAATAGAAACGATACCACCTGAAGAATTTTTAATTGAACGCAGAGCAAAAAGTTTACAAGATGCAAATTTCATTGCACACCGCACTACCGCAACACGCACAGAATTAATTGAAGCAGGCTTTGATGAAGATATTGTTAATAAACTACCAAGTGATGTTGCCGATAAATACAATGAAGAAAAATTAGCTCGTCATCGTAATTTAAACTATGACTTTGATAGCAACTCTGGCGAAGCATCAACAGATGAAATTACTATTTTTGAATGTTATTCACGTATAGACGTGGAAGGCGATGGTATTGCTAAATTAAGAAAAGTTACAATGGCAGGTAAAGGTGGTTATGAAATCCTTGATAACGAATTATGCGATAGCATACCATTTATTTCCATAACACCAATTATGGTTCCACACAGATTCTTCGGTAGATCAGTTTCTGAAATGACTGAGGATTTACAGTTAATCAAATCAACTGTTATGCGTCAGATACTTGACAATATGTATCTCACTAACAATAACCGAGTGGCAATTATGGATGGTCAAGTTAATCTTGATGATCTACTCACTAACCGACCAGGTGGCGTGGTAAGAACTAAAGGTTCGCCAGGTCAAGTGATGATGCCGATGCAAACACAAACTATTAATCAACAAGCATTTCCATTACTTGAATATCTTGACACAGTAAGAGAACAACGTACAGGAATAACAAGATACTCTCAAGGAATGGATGCTGACTCTCTTAATAAAACAGCCACTGGTGTTAATGTAATATTATCCCAAGCTCAAATGAGAGTCGAGTTGATTGCACGTATCTTTGCCGAAACAGGCGTTAAAGATATGTTTACAAAGATATTTGAATTGGTGGTTAAACATCAAGACAAAGAACGTATTATAAAAATTAGAAATACATTCGTACCATTTAGACCGATGGAGTGGCGTAATCGTTGCAACATTTCAATTAATGTAGGTTTAGGTACAGGATCAAGAGATCAACAACTTGCAATCTTAAACAATATTTTACAAACTCAATTAAAAGCATTGGAGTTACAAGGCACTCCTGCTGGTCCGATGGTTAATTTGCGTAACATCTACAACACACTTTCAAAAATTGTAGAAAACGCTGGATTGAAAAATACTGGGCTATTCTTTACAGATCCAGATGTAGGTATGCAACAAATGCCTTCACCACAACCACCACAACCAACAGAATTTGAGAAAGTATCTCAATTACAGGTTCAAGGTGAGAACTACAGAAAACAAATAGATAGTGAAATCAGAATAAAAGAATTAGAAAAAGGCTATCAAGAAATGATACTGAAGTTTGAAACTAGAATTAAAGAACTTGAGCTACAATACAACACAAAAATTAACGAAGCTGAAATAAGGAGAGATGCAACACTTGCAAAAGAAGATTTAGTTCAGCAAGGCAAGATGAAGGAACAGGCACAAAAAAGTGTTGACCGACAACTTGACCAAGCACAACAAATCATGCAAAATGTAACTAATGGATCAAACAAAATTAAGTAAAGAAGTATCAAGAGGCGAAAAAGCCAAACTACTTCTTGATGAACCATTGTTCAAAGAAGCGTTTGAAATGCTCAAAACTGAGTATAAAGAAGCCTTATTACAAACCAAACATGATGAAGATGCAGTAAGAAAAGTCTTATGGCAAGCCTATCACATTACTGACAAAGTGGAAAACCACTTACGCACCGTAATGGACACAGGCAAACTCGCTGCACAACAAATCCAACAGCTTAAAAAAAATTCGACTTAAATCGAATACACCAACCCATTAGGGAGTGTAACATTTAACAAGGAGGTTGTTATGGCTGAAAGCCAATCAACTAATGTTATCGAAGCAGGAAACCTAATCAAAGGTCTGATGACTGGAGATAAGTCTGCCGATGCACCCGTAGAAGAAGCACAAGCTGAATCTACACCAGAAGAAACTCAAGAAGTGGAAACACCGATTGAAGAATCTTCACAAATAACCGATGCTCCAATCGAAGAATCATCTTACGAAGAGGGGCAAGAATTATCTGAGTCGACTGATATACAAGAAAACTCTGAGGAGCCTATTTACACTGTAACCATTGATGGTACAGACTACGAGGTGACCCAAGATGAGTTAATTCAAGGGTATCAACGAAATGCAGATTACACTCGTAAAACACAGGAACTTGCTGCTGAAAAAGCACAATCAAGTGACTTTGTTGAACGATCAAAAAAAGACGTTGAAGCGAAACTTGCTAAACTTAACAATTTAAATCAAGCCGCACAGTCTCAACTACAACAAGAGTACGCACAGATTGACTTTGAAAAACTTTACGAAGAAGATCCAGCCGAAGCTGCCAGACTAGAGCATAAAATGCGAAAGAAAAACGAACAGCTACAGCAAGTGCATAGACAAACTCAAGAGTTACAAACTCAAGAGTTTACTAAATACTTAGACGAGCAACAGAAACATTTGGCTGTTAAAGTACCAGAGATGAATCATCCTGAAAAGGGATCCCAGTTTAAAAAACAAATGAGGGATTATCTTTCATCAGTGGGCTTTAATAACCAAGAAATTGATTCTGTTTACGATCACAGATATGTTTTACTTGTAAAAGATGCGATGAATTATCGTAATCTTCAAAAAGCTAAACCAGAAATAAAAAAGAAAGCGATCAATGCTCCTAAAGTTGTAAGAGGCGGTGTATCAAAATCCAAAGGTCAACAGCAAGCGGAAGAAAGACGTCAACAACTCTCAAAACTACGTAAAACAGGCAAGGTTGCAGATGCAGCTAAACTTTTTCGTAGTTTAGTATAACAAGAAGGAGGCTGTAATGGCACAACCAACTAACTTGTATGATACGTATGACACCACTGGTATTCGAGAGGATTTAGTAGATGTAATCTATAATGTTTCTCCAGAAGATACCCCAATATTGAGTGCTATACCTCGTACAACCGCAAAATCAACAAAGCACGAATGGCAACTAGATGCACTTGCTACACCTGCAACTAACGCAGTTATTGAAGGTGACGAAGCAACTGTAGATGCTATGACTGCAACAACTAGAGCATTTAACTATTGTCAGATTTCTGACAAAGTTATCGCTGTTTCTGGCACACAAGCCGCTGTAGACGCAGCAGGTAGAGCCGATGAAATGGCTTATCAAATTGCTAAAAAATCTAAAGAACTAAAGAAAGACATGGAGTTCGATCTAATCGAGCCTAATGTTCAAGCTGTAGGTTCTGCAACTGCCGCTAGAGAGTTAGGATCTATTCCTACTTGGCTAAAAACTAACGGTGATGCAGGAACAAGTGGTACACTTTCTACTGGTTCTGGTACTGACTTACCTGGTTCAGGTACAGACAGAGATCTAACAGAAGCAATTTTGAAAACAGTTATCAAAGAAGTTTACTCATCAGGTGGAGACATGGATATGTTAGTATGTCCACCATCAGTGAAACAAACTATTTCTGGTTTCAATGCTAATACAACTCGTTTTGGTCCAGCAGACAAGAAAACTGAATTTGCTGCTATAGATGTCTATAGCTCAGATTTTGGTGATCTTAAAATTGTACCAAACAGAGTAATGGCTACTACTGACGCTAAAGATGTATTCATCATACAGCGTGATATGTTAGCCACTGCTTATTTAAGAGATTTTATGATTCAGGATCTATCAAAAACTGGTGACTCTGACAAAAAACAACTCTTATGTGAGTACACGTTGGAAGTACGAAATGAAGCCGCACACGGTATCATTTTAGATATTAACCAATAATAATAAATAGTGAGGGAGCTTCGGCTCCCTTACTTTAGAATCATTCTAAATAAGGAAAACACATGAATAAATCTCCAACAACATTTAAAGTAGGCACTACACAAACTGTAGCTGTAGGTGCATCTTCTGCCGCTTCAAGTAACGCAGTAGGTTCACAAACAAATGAAATAAGAATTGTTACAACTGTAGACGCTTATGTAGAAATGAACGCTGCATCTCCAACTGCTGCTTCTACTTCTATTATAGTACCTGCATTTACTGTAGAATATTTTAGAGTAACACCATCAACTAAGGTTGCGTTTCTAAGAGTAGGTGATACTACTGGAACAGCAAGAGTTACTGAACTTAGTCAATAATGAGACCGCCCTTTATATCAATACGAAGTCAGGATCGATATCGTAACAGAAGAACAGATGTGCCTAATGATGCTATGTTATTAGAGGATCTAACTTACTTATTAAAAGAAGGTGGAGATAATATAATTCTTGCACAAGGAGTTGGTGTCTCTTATGAAACTGATACTCCTATAGCAAACTAGTGGTTAAAAAGTGGAAAGCTCATACTTCCCACGAAGCTATATTTAATGGCACTTCCATTGGTCGCAACCCCAAAACAAGCTCAATGAATAAAAATCAGAAACGGAATTTCAAAAAATATCGTGGTCAAGGCAAACGTAGATGACCACAGTTAAAAGTTTTGAAGAACTTTGTAAAATCTTAAAAGAGAGAGAAAAAAGTTCAGAACAAATAAAAGAAAACATCAAACAAAACAAAGAAAGAAAGAAACAAATTAAAAAGAGGATAAAACATGGCTGACAGTAAAATTAGTGAATTGACAGCATTGACATCGGCTGCTGCTGCAGACGTGCTGCCTATTGTAGATACAAGTGCAACGTCTACAAAAAAAATAACGGTAACAGATTTATTTACAGGAACTGTATTTAACGAAGATGGTGATTCAGTAGACACAAGATTTGAAGGTGATACTAAAATTAACTTATTATTTGTTGATGGTAGTGAAGATAAAGTAGGTATCAACTTTGATAGTCCTGCATTAAGACTTCATGTAGTAAATGATGAAGCATCAAGTCCACAATATGCAAGTAACCAATGTGCTGTATTTGAAGATGATAACAGACCAGGTATACAAATTGTCGGCAGTGCTAATAACATAGGTTTAATTGACTTTGGAGATAATGGAGCTGCTAACTCTGGTGGTATTCATTACAAACACGCATCAGATTCATTTGCTTTTGTTGCTGCTGGTGATGAACAAGTAAGTTTATCTAATGGTGTACTTGGACCAATTACAGATTCAGATGTAGACTTAGGTACTTCCTCTTTGTACTTTAAAGATGCATATATTGATTCAATCACTACAACTGGTGCATTAAACGGTTCACTTAAAAGATGGACAGCTAAGACTGCTAACTATACAGCAGTAGCTGGAGACAGAATACTTGCTGATACATCTGGTGGAGCTTGGACATTAACACTTCCTGCCTCACCTGCAGTTGGAGATGAAATACATATCCTCGATTCAACAGCATCATTTGATGCTAATAACTTAACAGTTGCAAGAAACAGTTTAAAAATACAAGCCTTAACAGCAGACCTTACATTGACTACAGAAAGTACTGGTATTGGTCTTGTATATATGAGTTCAACTTATGGATGGAGAGTCTTAATAGACGCTTACGATGTAGATACAACGGAGCTATAATATGGAGGACATATATAATTCCAATCAACCTATACACATAGATAGGGGTACAAGGAAACTTGTTGTAAGAAGTCTACAGGACACCACCCCTATATTAGAAGAAAATAAATTTCTTCGTAATCATGTGCCAAATACACAAAAAGGCGATCTACAGCGTATAGCACAAATACCTGTGATTGCATTGAAACTCAAAACAAAAGAAAGATTTGGTCACTCAAACTTTTACAGACTTGATGCTGAACAACAAAATGCTCTTATTAAAGAAATGGTAAACAGTAACGAGTATATGTTTTTTAGAACAGGAGATAAGAAATTATAATGGCTTTAGATAATTATGCAAACTTAAAAACTGCTATAGCAAACTTCTTAGCAAGAGATGATCTTACTTCTGAAATAGATGACTTTATAGATTTAACAGAAGCAGACTTCAATCGTAGATTAAGAATTAGACCTATGGAAACAGTAGATGCTTCTTTTACTATTGATTCAGCTACAGAATCATTGCCTACTGGTTTTCTTAAAGTAAGAAGTTTTATTTTAACCAGTTCTGATCCTGATAGATCGTTAGTATTGATGACACCGTTCCATCAATCAGAAACTGTAGGTTCAGACACCTCTGGACAACCAAGAGGTTATTCTATTGAGGGAACAAGCTTTAGATTTAGTCCAGTTCCTGATGGAACTTACACAGCACGATTAACTTATTACAAAGCATTTGATGCAATAGATTCAACTACAACAACCAATCATATTATAACCAACTATCCTGATATTTATTTATTTGGTGCTTTATATTTTGGATCTACATTTCTAAGAGGAATGGATCCACAAACAGTTGCACAATTTAAAAGTCAGTATGAGGCTGCATTACAACAAGCAGAAATTGCTGATGATAAAGACAAATACAACGGTTCACCGCTTGTTCAAAGATCGGGAATTAATATTAACAATTTTGACAACGTAAACTAATGCAAGTACCTTTTGGAGAATGGCTACCAGACCTACCAGATCATGTAAATCCTGGCACAACAGAAGCTAAAAATGTATTTCCTGCTGCTAACAGTTATAGACCTTTTCAAGATATAACTGCTACATCAAGTAATGCTTTAACAGCGAAATGTCAAGGAGCAAAGGCTTTTAAATCTGATAGTGGTGTAGTTAGTATATTTGCTGGTGATGCAACCAAGCTCTATAAACTTACAACCAATGCTTTCGTTGATGAAAGCGGTGGCACAACATTTAGTTTCTCAGAAGATTTCCATTGGGATTTCATAAGATTTGGTGAAGTGGTAATTGCTTTTAATGGCGATGATGCTGCACAAGCATGGACATTAGATTCATCATCTGACTTTGCTGCACTAGGTGGTTCACCACCAGTATTCAGACACGCTGCTGTTGTAGGTAATTTTGTAGTAACAGGCTATCAACCTACTGCACAAAACAAAGTACAATGGTCTGCTGTTAATAGTGCGACAAGTTGGACAGCAGGTACTAACCAATCTGATTCAGAAACTTTACCTGAAGGTGGAGTTATCACAGGAGTTACTGGTGGACAGTATGGATTGATATTCCAAGAGAGTAGAATTACTCGTATGGATTATCGTGGTGGTAATGTTATATTTTCATTTAGACGTATTGAAGATAACAGAGGAGCCGTACAGGGTAAGAATGTAATACAAGTTGGTAATCTTGTTTACTTTTTATCTGAAGATGGTTTTTATGTTACTGATGGTTCTAGTGCAAAACCCATTGGTGCAAACAAAGTAGACCGTTTCTTTTACAATGATTTAAAATCAGCATTAAGGTCAAGAGTTAGAGCATCTTACGACCATGAAAACAAATTAGTGATGTGGTCTTACCCCTCTGCTACAGGAACAAACTCAGGCACACAAAATGATAAGATATTAATTTATCATATTGCTAGTCAGCGTTGGTCATTGGTTGAAATAGACCATGAAATTATTGTAGATTACCTATCACCTGGTTACACTTTAGAAGAATTAGATGACTACCCATCATCAGGCACAGATGATATAGATGCTATTACTGTTTCCCTTGATAGCCCAATATTTATGGGTGGACTTAGAACTGTTGGTGTATTTGACACTGACCATACATTAGGATCATTTGGTGGTGATACTTTAAAAGCAGAAATTGGAACTGCTGAAACAGAAATATTCCCACAAAGTAGATCTCTAGTTACTCACGTTAGACCTATTGTTGATACATCATCTGCTACAGGTTCGCTAAGTTTTAGAAACAGAGTTGCTGATACTGCATCAACAACTGCTGAGAGTGCAATGCACACCACAGGAACCATACCATTCCACAAAAGTGCAAGATATTTTAAATTCAATTTACAAGTTCCTGCATCTACCACATGGACAGATGCACAAGGAATAGACATAGAAGCAATTAAAGAAGGATATAGATAATGGCTGTTTACGATCAAAATAACTTACCAGGAACAATAATGACAGGTAGTGGTATGTATTATCCTCAAG